TATAGTAGTACCTATATCTTCAAAAGCATCTCAAATAAACCCTGAATTAGAGAGGCCTAAGGAAGATGAAGTATTCAGGCCTAGTGGGAAGATGACTACAACTGCTGCAGATTTTTCAAGAGAAGCAAGAACAATCAATGATGCTGTTTCAGTCATAAAAGGAATAGATCAGTTCTGCGAGACGAAGGCAATTGATAGGTTCAAGAAAGTGATAAAGTTGCATGAGAGGTTTGAGAGTTCTTATCCGGACATGAGCATAGAAGAGATACCTATAGCTGATCTAGAAAGATTTTCCCAAAATCACCCTGAAGCAACCTATCTAGTTGGCACAGAACCTAAGTATGGGGAATATCATAAGAAGGTGACTAGGATGTTCTATATGGCTGAACAAGAATTGAAGCAGATAACTCAAAGAGTCGAGAGATTAGCAAAGCAGATTTCAAGAAAACAATTTGGGGTCTCGATAGTGAAATCATACTCAGCTAGGCAGAGGGATTTAGAGGCTTTCTGCACAGCTATGCATACAGGTGACGCTGCCATCGAACCATATTTTGTAAGTTTTGATATGAGTGAATTTTCGAAGAAATTTCCCACTCAACTTCTTAGGATCTATGGAGGAATATTAGCAGATTTAACTAACACTGAATGGCTGAGGAGGATTGATCTTGTATTCAGATCATCAGTTGTTATCCACAATACTAGGGGATATTTCAATATTATAAACGGTGTAAAAGGGGGTTTTGAAGGCTTTTTCAATTTTGCCTGGTCCTCAATTCATGCTATAGTTATGGAGATGTCTTTAGATGCTACTGGACTGAGTGGGAGTTTATTGACATTCTCTGACGATGGACTTCTCTTGTTCTTTGCAAAATCGGCGGCAACTAAAGAAGAAATAGCGCTGACAGTTGAAATAATCAGGAAGATATATGCAATGTGCGGTTTGATATTTCATACTACTAAGACGATGGTGTCATCTAATGTATGGGAATATTTGGGTGATGTATGCTATGACAATAAGCTAATCCCTATGTATCTAAAGGAAGTGTGTTCTATCGGATCAAGAATGGATACAAAAGGAGTTTCTCCATTCTATATGACTATAAAGACATTAGAAGGCCAATGTGATGCAGCAGTCAAAGCTGGTCTGAACCCTCTAATTAGCTATACTTTGAAGAGATTCCATTATTCAAAAAAGATGGAAAGATTTTCTGATAAATTTGACTTTGCAGAGGAAGAGCTCTTTGCCATTCTACCGCCATCCATGGGGGGGCTCAGGATTACATCACCATTTGAAATGACACTCCGATCAACTGTTGACTTGGATTCAGAAGTTATTGCTGACATCTTATTATTAGGAGAAGCCTACCCTGACATCGGTGGTGCAATAGTAACTAGAATGAAACATGACGCTAAAGATTCACCCAACATACTATCTTCAATCATGCAAGGCTCACGATTCAGAATCCAGACTCCTCCAACCTCAGGTTATGCTGTTCTCAACAGAGCAATCGACAAAGTGATAGACTCTCATGACTGTCCTGTAGTTTTAGCATCTAACCCTTTAGAAGGTAATTTTGGAGCAAGGCTAAAGAGCATGCTTCCTTTCATTCAGAATTTAGATCCTAAGATGATATGCGATTTAGTTATGGCAACTCCAGATTGGCAAGAATTCGCGAAGTCTCAATCAGTAGTAAGAGGATCTGGGGCAGTAAAGCTTATGAAAAGAGCTCACATAAGATCACTTCAGAGCAGTGATACTAGGAATGTTAGAGGGGCTATCAACCTATGGCTCGAAGCTCTTAGGGGTGAAATCTCAAGTATGAATGACTTATATAAGGCATCTAAATATCTGGAGTCAAGAGCATATAGAGGATGTTCAGTCAAGGAATTGAAGCCGAGTGCTAGGTTGGTTCTAAGAAGATGCACAAAAGATCAGGCAAAGATCAATTTAAGAGTTGATTATTCTGGTGGTGTATCAATGGCAGGTGCAGTCTACGCTGAGCCTAAGAGTCATCATCCAAATGATATGACGACATCGTCTTGGAATTCTGAGGCCACTGGCGATACAAAGATTCGAGCTGTCAGAAAATTCGCATCCATGGCTGCTAAAATCTCAGCTTCACATCCAGATGCTGAGCCATTGATAAGGGGACTATCATTGGCAGTTGGAATCGAGTTACCAGCTATGAGGAATGACATAATAAGAAGTGCTCACAGAGCGATTGGTGCTTCAGGAGCGAATTTTGACATATCTTTGTATTTACCAAGGGCATATCAATCGGGTTGCAGAGCTTTCTACACTGAGGAAGAATCATCATTAGTTTATGAATTAGAGAGAGGTGATAGGACAACATACCTTGAGAGTGCAAAAGCTCTTGCATTTCCAGCATGGATTAGCAAATTGTAG